TGCCCTCCTTGGGAATCCATTCGTGCTTGATGACGTGAACCTTGTCGTTGAATAGCGGGAAGCGGTTGTTGATCGAGCGGGTCGGGACGCCATACGCACGGCAGAGGATCTTCTCCCGCGTCTCGTTGCGTAGCTCCTGCTGCATGCGTTCCCATCCAGCCCACGGATTATTCTTAGTTTGAAAGTAAATGATCGGCCGCCCCTTGCGTCCTGTCTGGACGATGGGCACCTTCTCGTAGCCGACGATGACCTTCTCGCCCTTGTTGTCCTCAAACTTGGGCAACAACTCCGCATCGCACTCCTCCACGTTGCGGGCGCCGGTGAGGTAGTCTTTTACCGTGGGCGAGTAGCCTTCGATGGGGGTGAATGTGACGATCAGCACGCCGTTCCTGTCGAGCAGACGGAAGCGCAATGTCTCCAAGAAATCCAGCGGCACCAACTCGTCGCACCATGCTATGTCAATCTCGCCGCCTTCGATGGTGCTGATGTCTTGCGCGTAGTTGCGGAAGATGCACTGGCTGCCATTGGGGGCGACAAACTTGTTTTCGGTAAAGCCACCTTTGACCGAGTAGGTGATGTTCGTGACCGTGCCCTTGCGCGCCTGCCGCCAGTCGGCCGGCAGATATTTGAAGACGCGGGGTTGTTGCATTTCAATGCTGTTGGGGGCGGTGGTCTGGAAGCACCACGCAACAGATTGCTTTTTGTGATACAATCTGTGGATCACCTCGCGTGCGGCCCACTCCGTTTTGCCCGATCTGTTGCCGCCCATGACAAGAATCTCGCGGTTGTCCTCCAAGAGATGGCTGGCCTTGGCCCAGATCGGCGGGCGGTAGCCGTAGCGGTAAGGATCTACCTTCTCCTTGAGGATTAGTTCTTCCCGCTTGAGCAGCAGATCCCAGCCCTTCTCTGGCCCGATGGCCAAGAGCACGTCCTTGGGCGGCAGCTTCATCACCGGATGAGCAGTCGGTGTGAAGCGGGAGCGGGGAGTGGATTTCTTGTCGCTCATCTAAAAAATGGCGGGGCAGGCAAATTCCCCAAAGTGCCTGCGGCCCGCCGCGCGTAGGGCTTCCAAACGATCTGCGCAAACCTCTGGACGAGAGCGGCAAGCGCTCCGGCCCTTTGTTGTTGATCGTCTTTTCATCCTTTGCGCAAAGTCATTAGCGTTTCAGCAATTCGCTGACGGGCCGCAGCTTGTCGTGCGGCACGAAATAGCACGGAGGCGGTGACGCGCATTTCCACTCGTCGCGTTTGGCGTCCTCGGCATTGATCCACCCATGGACAACGTAGTCGGGCGATTTGCCGCTGACCGAAATCACGATGCCCGAGTCATCGGGGCGGACCTTGAGGTTCGGGCGCTGCGACCAGCGCACTTCGTAGTTCGTCCCAGTAATGTCGGGCGTGTGAAACGTGTTCACGCCGAAACCCCAATAAAGCCCGAGTAACTTGGCCACGGCGCATTCGGCGTGTGCGGCCTCAATGTGGAAGCCCCACAATTCTCCCGGCGTCTTCTCGGGGAAGCGTGGCGCACGCTTGCGGAAGGATGCTTCGGCGTTGCGGCGAGAGCCTATGTATGTCGAGACAAGGACTTCGTTTTGGTTGAGGGAGACGTTCATGTGTGCGGTTGTGTGCTGGTTAGGCGTCAGAAGCGTCGGGGTCTTTAATCAAGAAGCATGGCGTGCTGTCGCCGACCCACGCGCCCATCTGGTTGAACTCAAAATACTCCTCGGCTTCTTCCCACGTCATGCCGTCGCGCATGAGTGCGGCTATAACTTTTTCGCGGTCATAGCAGACTATCGGCGCCATGGTGCATCGCTCGACGATACCAACAATGCAATCATCGAACCCGTCCATGACGGTGAGGTCGTATTCCCACTCGTCTGCTAATTGGTCAATCCACTCTCTCATGCACCCTCCTCAATATCCAAAGTCGGATTCGGCGCACTGACGATCTGGTCGATGCGCACGGTGAGCCATTCGCCGTTGTCCTCGCGGATGACGGTGACGTAATCGTTCTCGCCGCCGCCGTTCTTGCAATAGATGAGGGTGCGGCAGGGGGCGTCCTTGCCTTTGACGTAGACGCGCTCGCGGTCAGGGAAGAAGGCGATCATACAAAAGGGATTTGCCGGGAACGGTGAGCGCTCACCTTTTCAGCGCACGGGTTTCCAAAGTTGCGGAGACTGGCAAAAAAGGCAGAACTGTTGTTCCACACACGGCACCACGCCTCCTCCCGACTTCGACGCGAGGCCAACCGGATAATCCGGCCCATACCGCGCGCCCATGCGATGTTGTTACGCTGCCCGACAAAAATATGGGCAGCAGGCTTCGCTTTTGTTGCGCTTACGAAGCTGGCGGTTATGTGACTAGCGGGGCGAATGCCTCCTGCCGGCGCAATACCTTTGACTGCTGCTTGAAAATTCATTTGCCCTTGCGCTTCCTCATTTCCTCGCACAAGGCGTCGGCCTTGCGCTTGGCGGCTTTGGCGACCATGCTGGCGCGCAATGATTTGAGGCGCACGATCTCTTGGTCTATCGCCTCAATCTCCGGTGTCATAATTCGATACTTCTCCATAAAACGTCAGGGGCGAACGGTGACTTGCCACAATCCGACTTGGGCAATGGCGTAACCGAACCAGATAAGGCCATGCCAATAGCGGTGCTGGATCAGCCCGAGGTCGATGGCGACGGCGAAGTAGATCAATCCGACAAGCGCTATGAGAATGGCGCTGGTCATTTCGCCTTGAAGCCTCCGCGCTTGGCCTTCATGTCGGAGTAGACTTTCGGGCTGACGGTTGACTTGCTCTTGGGCCGGCTGGTGCCAGCGGCCTTGCGGGCGTTGATGTTGGCGTAGAGTCCTTTTTTCATTAGCAACTCCATGCCTTGCGGCTCCAGTAGTTGGCCGAGAGTTTGTCGCCCGTGCCTTTGATGCCGCCGCTGCGGGCGCAGTAGCTGGCCTTGCGCGCCGGCTGATCTTTCTTGATCGACATGTTGGGGTCGCCGAAGCGGACCAACTTGGTCTGTTCTCCTGACTTGGCCAGCACGGCAAACTTCTTGGGGCCGTCCGGCGTGCGTTTGGGTTTGTTGTAGCCGGAGAATGTTTCTCCTCGGTATTTGATGCTCATGGTTTTTTATTCAGTTTTGCGCGGATGCGCGGGTCATAGTGTCCAATAAGATAGGCGCCGGTCTCCTCGTCGCCTGACTCGATGTGTCGGGTGAATCCGTGGATGGCGTGCCAGAGTTCGTGCGGCAGCGAGGACTGGTCTTCGGGGTATGACTCAATCCAGATCAAAGCCCAGCCGCCGTGACTCATGCACCATCCAGCCGCAGTGTCATCGGGGGCGTTCGCCGGGTCATCGGCGTCCATATCTATCACCTTGGCGCAGCGGCGCAGCGCGACCTTCTGCGGGTAGTTCGCATAGACCTCTATGCTGGTCCCGTAGAGAGGTTCGCTGACGATGGCGCGGCGGGGCTTTTTCATGCGGTGTTACTGAGTGAAGAAATCCCAAGTGACCTTCATCACTGTTCCGCACACAAGCAACGAGCCGACAAAGAACGTAACGGAGATTGCAAAAAACCCAGTTACAACAAGCGACCCAAGCGCGCACATCGCCCATTCTTCGACTTTGCTCATGTGGTTTCTCATGCCGCCTCCTTGAGTGTGCTGAACGCCGGCTGCCTCGGGTCGTAGCCTTTGACGTGGCGCCACAAGATGCAGGCGGCTTTGAATGCTTCCCAATGCGGGACAAGGCTGTCGTGCTTGTAGGGTTCGACGCGGCCGACTTCCGTGGTGCTGATGTAGACGTTGTAGCCGTGGATGGTGTGCAGTTCGTCTTCGCCCCACTTGGCCACGGCATAGGCGGCGAGCTGCATGCCCTGCGTGTCGTATGGGCCGACCTTCTGCTTGGGCTTGGTCTTGCGCGTCTTGTAGTCGATGACCATGCGGGTGCCATTGGCGTCACGCGCCAGCACGTCGCAGCGGCCGGCGTAGCCGTATTCCAGATTGACGAGCGTTGTCTCGATCTCGTCGTAGGTGATTTTGTTCTTTTGCTTCCAGTCCATGACGGGAGCCACATAGGCCCACATGTCATCGGGAACCGCGCTCGGGCCTTCCATGAGTAGCTTCTCCAAGGCGTCATGCACTTTGCTGCCGAGATCGGCGGCGGCTGCCACCGGGGCCTTGCTGGCGCCAATGACTCGCTCGCAGAAATACTCAATAGTCTCGTCGCCCTTGGGCGGGGTGTTGAAAGCGGCGATGGCAACTTGCGTGGCCTTCCAGTTGAGGAGGGCGGGCTTGTCGAGGATGCCGGTGTAGCCGGTGACGGATGGGAGAAGCAGGAGCTTCTTGGCGTCAGCCAGCGTGGTGTCTTTGAGTCCGCTGCCGTCTTTCTTGGGAAGCTGGTGGCAGGGGGTGCCGTCTGGCTTATACCAGTGGCCGCCGTCTACGGATTTAGATTCAGATAAAATTGCCATAACTTTGTGATGTGATGCGGGGGCCGGTGTTGCAGCCGACCCCCGCTATCCACCTAGGCCGCCATGCGGTTGCGGCTGCGTTGCCAAACCCACGCACCCTCAATGGAGTGCGCAATTCGTGTTTCCTTGTTCGCTCGTTGGGCGTCGGCGACGGCGTTGACCATCATCCACTCCTCAGATGCGAGATAGGGACCTGCCAAGCAAACGAATCCTTGGCACGACAGTTCTTGGTTTTTGCCGGCCATAATCAAAACGGAATCTCCGGGCCGCTGTTGTCGTTATTGAACTCGTCCGCGCTCGGGACTTTGCCTTTCAACTCGTCCATGACCTCGGAGATCGTGCCGATGTTGATGTAGGTCTTGTCGCCGCGCTGATCCTCGACGAGCGTAAGCTGTGCGCTCTTGCCCTTGAGGGTGGCAGTGTCGAAGCCGTCCTTGGGCGACTCGCCAAGCCAGCTTGTGATGAATTGGCGCAGGGCCGCTTTCTCATGCAGACTGATCGTGAATGCCCGTGTGGCAATCTTGCGGAGAGAGCCGTCTTTGCACTTCACGCCAAAGATGAAGCGCTCGCGGTTCTTGAGTTCATAGTCCTCGTCGTTGGTGGAGCCATAGGTGGCGCCATACTTGAGGACGCGGTCGTTGTAGGAATCCACTACGTCGAGACAGACGGCGAGGTGGATGCCTTTGGGTGGCGGCTCGCCAAGGTTGGCGGTCGCTGATTTTTTAGGTGCTGTTAGTGTAGCCATTGTGTTTTGTGTGTTTGTTTGTGTGTTGTTGTGTTTTACTGGTCTAGGAAAGAAGAGTTGCGGATGAGCAAGAGGTCATCCTCGGCATCACGGATCGCCACCCACCGGCAGTCGTTGCGCCGGTGGTAGACCGTGGGGATCTGCTTCTCGCCGGCATCGCGGCGCGCTTGATCGAGCCAGTCGTAGAGGTTGCCCTTCTCGCAGCGCTTCACCTCTATGTGAAAGCGGTGAAGGCTTTCGCAGATCACATCGGGGCTTTCATTTCCGCCGCTAAATTGCTGCCCACGGCGGGCGACAAACCCGCGAGCAGTGAGGAACTTGGCAAATTCCAGTTCTCCGCGTTTTCCTTTGGCTCGGCTATTCATTGAGGACGGCGTTAATGGTGTGAAGGTCGGGTTGGTTGCCGTAAGGCTGCGGGGCCTCATCGGTCATGCGGCTGATGTTGGCGTGGTCAAAGCGGGTGCAGCTCGGCGACCAAACCATGGGGAAGCTGCGGGTCTGCCCTTCCCGGTGCTTGGCGACGATCATTTCGGCATCTTGGTTGTCCGTGGAGTCGGCCCCGCTGCCGGCCTCGTAGTAGCCCTCACGATGCAGAAGGACGATAATGTCGGCGTCCTGCTCCAAAGATCCCGAGTCCTTCAAGTCACTCATCTTGGGGCGTGTGTCCGTGCGCTCATCGGCCTTGCGCCCTACTTGGGCTGCGGCAATAACCGGCACACCCAGCTCCAGCGCCATCGCTTTAAGGCCCCGGCTGACGGCGCTGACCCGCTCGTAGCTGGTGTTGTAGCCCTTGGCTTCCAGAAGCTGCGCGTAATCGACAAAGATGGCCTTGATGCCGTGACGGCGGATGTCCCGGCGCGCACGGCCACGGATGTCCATGATGCTGGCGCCCCGCGCTTCGTCGATGTAGAGGGGCTGATCCCCGAGTTTGAAGAAGTGGTTGCCGAGGCTCTTGGCCTCGACTTGGCTGATGGCGCCAAGACGCACGCGGGCGCTGTTGGCCCTCGCTCTGGCCATGACGATGCGGTTGGCGATGCTTTTCTTGGGCATCTCTAGGGAGAACAGCAGCACAGGGGTTCCGGCTGCGGCCATGCGGTCGCACATATTGATGAGAAGCGCACTCTTGCCCATGCCGGGGCGACCGCCGACCACCACCAACTGGCCCTCACGCAAGCCGCCCGTCAGCACGTCAAGATCGCGGAAGCCCGTGGCCAACCCGCGCGGCTTACCCTTGTTGGCAATCGCCGCCTCGATCTCCGCTGCGGCCTCGTCCACGACGGTGCCGACATGCACGCTGCCCTGACTCGGGCCGTCCAAGCTGATGGACAAAATTCTCTCGCCGGCTTCGGCCACCACTTCGCTGACGTTCTGCGCAATGTCGCGGCCAGCAGCGGCCATACGCACACCGGCCTCAACCATGCGGCGGCGGGCGACATGCTCGCGCAGGATACCAACGTAGTAGGAAAGATCGCGTGGACCCGCCATGCCGTATATCTCGGTGAGCGCACCAGCGCCGCCGACACCGTCCAATTTTTCAATGGAAGAAAGATGCTGCGTGACCGAGATAAGGTCGGGTTGTCCGCCCTCGGCACGGATGGCCTTGATCGCCGAAAGAATCGTGACGTGCGCCGGGGTGAAGAAATGCTCTGCCGTCAATTCGTTCCACTCGTCGATCAATTCGCCGTAGCAAATCAGACCGCCAAGAACGCATTGCTCGGCTGCCGTATCGTGGGGCATGGCTTGTTGCTTTTTCATGGTCATGAGCAGCGAGGTCCGTTGTCGTCGTCATCTGCCGCGATAAGGCCGACCAAAACAAGCGCGCCCATAAGCAGCAAAAACAAGGTGAGTTCGGTGGGATTCATAACAACTATGTGCGTTTGTATTGAAATGTGTGCTATGTGTCAACAGTCTTTTTTCGGGGAATTTTTGCCGAACAAAAAGTCGTGGTTTTTCCACGCGCCATGAAGCATCCGGCGCTTGCGTAGCCAGCGGTCACACGCTTCGCCAACCTCGCGCCAGATCGCCTCGTCCACCTCGATCTCCGCGTGGTCCCACTGGAACGAGATAACTTCGGAGTTCTTGCGGCCGGCGGACTTGTCGAACATGGCCGCAACGCCACGCCACGTTGGACGTTCTCCCGGTTTCATAGCGGCCATTGGCGCATGTGGCCAAAGTCACGGGGTTCAGCCACCGATGCGGACTCTCCGCAAACATCGCAGGTGCCTTGGTGGTAGGTGCTGACATGGTCTTCCTTGGGGAATCGGCCATAGGCAAAGCCGCAGGGGCGGCAAATCCAGTCAGGGTAGGGGGGCGCCTTGCGGAATATGGTGTCGTAGTTGTCCCGGTAGGTCTGGCCGTCTACCGGCCTCGGGGCGTCTCCTTTGCCGGCCATTACCAGTTGTCCTCCTCTTTGAGCAGTTCCAGCCGCTTCTGGGCCGTGGCGGGGTCTTTGGCGTAGCAGTCTGCCAGACACGACTTGAGGGCGTTGATCTGGCGGTGAAGCTTTAGGTTCTGTTCGTCGAGGCGCAGGGCCTCGGCTTTGTGCCAGTTGCTTTCGGCTTGGTGGCCGAAGGTGATGCGTCCGGGTGTGTAGATGGGGTCAGGGTTGTTCATGGGGTTGTTAGTTGTTCTAGGAGTTGCCAGTTTCCCGGCTGCCTGTGGCGCTTCGGGCTATACCGAATGCGCTTTCGCTCGCGGATCTCGTCAAAACGCCAAAGGACAAACTCCTCCGCGTCCGGCAGCCATGCGGCGATTACGTCGAAGTCTCCCGTGGCGTAGGCGACCTTGCTGCTCCTGCCGCGACCGCTAGTGAACACATAGGACTGATGGTGCTCGTCCCACGTCGCCATCTTGACCTGCACGCTGATCGGGCGACCGGGGGGCTTGAAGATGCAAACGTCTGCCGTCTGGGCGTGGCCGATAGGCATGTAGACTTCCCAACCGCGAAAGCCCGCCTGCGCGCAAAACAACATCTCGGCGTAGGCGCCCTTCTGGCAGTTGGTCATGGTCATACCGCCAGCTCCTGCATGAGTTCGGAGAAGTCATCCCGCACGATCTTCACGATCTTCGGGGCAGGGGGCGCCATGCGCTGCTGCTTCGCGTCTTTATCCAGCCAGACCTTCAGCCGCTGGCGGGTGGGCGTCTCGCCCTTGTCGGCGCACCACTTGAGCAAATGCTCAAACTTTGCGCGGACGTTGACCCCGGCGTATTGGGGGAGAGTGGCGAGATGGTCTAGCCAGTCATCGTCGGACATGCCCTTTCCGAGAATGCTTTCTCGCGGCGGCACTTTTGTCTTTCCGTTAGTTCCGTTTAGGTTGCTAGGGATTTGGTTTGAGAATGGTATTGCATTTGTCTTTCTTTCTTTAGAAGAAGAAGGATAGATATTGTTTAGTATTGTTGAGTGCTCAAATTGAGCACATGATGTGCTCAGATTGAGCACATGCTCAGATTGAGCACATGCCACTTTTGGGAGAAGCCAATCACTCGCAGGCTTGCGGGGATCAGCGGTTCCAAAGCCCCCCGGCTCAAGCTGCTTAACCTCGCCGGCCTCCTCCAACTCCCTTAAAGACCGCGTCACCGTCGCCACACTGAGCCGCGTCTTCTTGGCCAGCCCGCGATAGGAGCCGAAACAGACCCCCTTCTCGTTGGCCCAGTCCGCCAAGGCCAGAAGCACTAGCCTTGCCGACCCTGTCGATTGGCTCTCCTCCCACACCCAGTTGGTTGCTTTAGCGCTCATAAGATAAATTCTGCTGATAAGTTTGCGTCAGTTCGTCCCAGATAAACCCCTCTGGCGCCGTCAGTTGGCGGTAGCCGGCGACCAGTGAACGCCAGCCCTCCATGGGCGCGTTGAACTCCCATGCCTTGGGCGCATTCCACGGAGACGTGTGCTGCCAGCTTTTGGCCGCACAACCGGCGTAAAGAGCACAAAGCACGATACTTGCTGCAATTTTGGCCATGTCAGCGAGGGTCAAATGGTTCGGGCTTGTAGCCAAAGACCGGATACGGGCCGTCCATCCGGCCACTGAAGATCAGAGTAATCGGCTTACGGGGGCGCCACTTGCGGCGGTCCTTCACCAGCACCCTGCCCTCCATGCCGTCAACGTCCACGATCATTAGATTCGGGTTCTGGCTTGGGCCGCGCATCGCCTCCTTGGGAGACACATGCCCATAGTAGATTTCGTTCTGCACAAACCCACCAACCCGTGGCACCTTGTCCAACTTGGGTGCGGTCGTGTGCTCAGTCACTACATTCGATGCCTCAGAGGGGCCTTCCTGCTCGATTGCGGGGGCTTCTGGGGGCTGTTCGTTAGTAGATTCTGATACAGGCTTGGCGGGTTCTAGCTTTCGGCTCAGTCGTTTTAGGCGGGATAGGAGGTCTTGGCTCATGGGTTAGTGGTGGTTGGGCGGGTTGGGGGTTAGCTTTTAGTGAAAAATTTTTCGTCGTCGGTTGAATCGGGGTATGATGGTCTAGAAGAACGGCGAACCCCCTCCACCCCTCCATCGGTAGGGGGTGGCGGCGGTAAAAACCGACCCTCTACCGGCTCAAAAACTGGCACACCGGCAGCATCTACAGAGACGGAACAATCAGAAACAAGCGGTTGTTCACCGCTTGCACCCTGTAGGGTGGGCGATTGTGTGCGCTTGTGTTCTTTTGGGGCGCGCGTCTGGCCGGTGATACCCATTGCCGGGGCCGACTCCACAATGACACCCTCAACAACTTCGCCCCACTCATCCGCACTAGGCGCGGACACTATCTCGACGCGGCTAGTTGCACCACCGGCAAGCAACTCTGATTTCTCGGTCGCTATCGCTGCCAAGACTGACAGCGCTTGATCCTTCATCTCCGGCAGCCGGTCAACAAGCTCGGCGGTTCCAAGGGCCGCAAGCGTCTTCCAGTTCTTCGCGGTAACGTCTCGGGCCGCTTCAAGTAGTTCGGGGCGGTTGCGCACTAGGGCCGTGATCGTGTGATAACTAACTCCGAGTTCCTTGGCAATCCGAGTGACCGGCACACCGGCAAGGTGCAAGGCGGCGATCTTCTGGGCGGTATCCTCTGGGACATTCATCCCGGTAAAGCCTGCGTTGGTGCGCACGGGGGCGTGGGAATTGGCGGCCGGTTGCGCGTCCGCCTTGGCCGCTTGCACCTTGGCAACCTTGCGCGGCCGTCCTGTGGCGGTCTTTGGCATTAGGCGGCTTGGCGATTGTTCGCGCCGGGGACGGGTTGCAAGTTGGCATTGTGGAACCGCGCAAGTTCCGCCGTCGAAACGTAGGTGGTGCGCAACGTAGGCCGAGAGACGCGAATCTTGCCAGCGTTCACCCATCGAACAAACGTAGTCCGGCCGATGCCGAGACGTTCGCAAACTTCTTTCGGGCGTAGGTATTCAATCACGAGGCCGCACGTTGTAACACAACACATGGCAAGCTGTCAACAGTCAATCTTGGGCAATATGGGCACAAGACCCACCGCGAAATAATTTGCCCCGTGTGCTGGTGTGTGTTCTCGTTTCGGGTGTTATGAAGAAACCACCGCCAAGGGTGCGCACCCGTGACGCTTTCACCGTCACCGTGAACACCCGCACAACAAAAGAAACACAACGCAAGGCACAAGCCGCCGCCCGTGATCTTGGGGTTGTCCCTGCCGATATTTACCGCTGGGCGTTCGGTTGGTGGCTTGAATGTTACGAGGCAGCCGGGGGGCGAAAGCTCTCCGACCTTGAAGAACGCGCCGCCTTGGAGAGTATAAAAGGAGTATCAACCCGGCTCCATGAGACGGCCGCCGCTCACTATACGGCACACGCACCCACCGCGACCCTCAGCAAATCCCGCCGGGGCGCGGCTTAATGTTGCCGAAAAACGATTCAAACGGGCGTATTATTTTCGTAAAATTTACAGAGTAAAACGAAAAAGATTGAACCACGTTGATCTTTTTTCTTTGACAGCAAGCACACACAAGCACACACTGCACACGTTATGAGACACACACCGACAAAAGGGCGCGGGGATTCTGCCGCGCGCACAATCGACCTTACCCCTAGCTGGCAAGCGGCCGCGCGCGTTTGCATAATGGTGTTGCGCAATCCTCACGCAAGCGCAGAGGCGACCAATTACGCCGAGCGCGAAATCATGCGGCTGGCAAAGCATGTCGATGATATGCAGTCCAAAAACAAAGCGAAGACCGCCTAACATGAACCACCTTCTCACCCTCACCGGCGAGATCCTCGCCATCCTTCTCATCTTTGCCTTGGGCGCGTTGCTCTTGGCACTGTAAGCACACAAACACAAACAAACACACACAAGGAGACACACAATGAAGCTACAAGAAGCAATCGAAACGGCCGCGCGCGCATTTGCGCAGCGTGGAGAATATCAACCGTCACATTGTGACGTGCGTTGCACCATCAATGACCTGATCGACGGGAACACCAGCTATCACCAAGACCGCGCCTTTCACAAGGTCCGCGCGATCCTCGCCGGTGCGGAAATCTGCAACCAATAACCCCAAAGGAGACACACAAATGAGAATGACCAAAAGACAACGCGAGGCCCGATTCTTTGAGATGATGGGCGAGGTAGGATTCACTGCGGGCGAAACGTGCGCACTGCTAAAGGCTGAACGCACCTTGCACCGTTGGGCGGAAATGGAATGCGGCACGGGTGATGACCGCATGAGTATTAGCGTCGAGCGCGACGAGCAGACCGGCAAACCGTTTCGCCGGGTGCAATACATGGCGGGCGGCAAATGGCAGGACCGCAAAACTCCGTGCCGAGACATGGAAAGCGCAGCACTGCGCAGGATCGGCGGCATCTTCGGCGGCAAGCCGGGACTGTCCTTCTATCATCAAGGCGACCCGCGCGGGTGCGCGTTGTATGTCCTGCGGGCCGGTGATGTTCCGGCGGGGGAAGACGTGAACGCATACTATTCGCGCGGCATCCCGGTTTGCGTGGACTAACGGAGGCACACACAATGAACCAACACACACAACACACTCCCGGCCCTTGGATCGTCAACGATCTCGGGCAGATCACCGACCGCAGCGGGCGCATTATTGTTGTCACGGTAAATGCTCACAACATCCCGAATCCGGCTTACCCAAAGGGCAGCTTCCATTACCTCGTCGATGATGATGGAGGCGAAGCAAACGCGCGCCTAATCGCGTCCGCTCCTGCTTTGCTGGCCGCCCTTGAAACGATAGCGGCCGGGAACACCGATCCCGAGTGCATGGTAGAGATTGCGCGCGAAGCAATCGCACAAATGGAGGGAGCACAATGACAACCGCACCCAAACTACCCCGCAAACAGCAACGCGAAAACGCGGCGAGGCGCAAACAGGCGCGCAAAGCGCTGGACGCATACGCCGGGATGATCGGCGCGGTGATAGGTCTTGAGGATGACGAAACACTGCTCTGCGACATGCTCGCGGATTGCATGCACCTTATGGGGCGCGAATCCGTAGAGGGCCGCGTCTATTGGGCTGCCGAACACTACGAAGCGGAAAGGAGGGGAGAGCAATGACAACCCACGAAATCCTTCAAACGGCCGCAGACTTCAACGCCCGAGCGGATTACGATATATCGGCCGCGCTGGAGCTATCCGCCGCAGTCATCCGGCGCGCGCACATTGTCCAAGTGGCGAGGACAGAGGCCAAAGACCCGCAGTTAATGCTGCCAATGGAAGGGGAACCGCTGCCATGAGCACAACAACCTTCTGGCAGCATCAAGCCGAGGCGCACCTTGTCGCGCACGGAGCACAACGGCGCGCGGCATTGGGGCGCAGGATTTGCGCGGCAGCATTACGCGAGGCAAGGAGGGGCGGCCGGGAGCACTACCGGCAACTGCGTTTTGCTTTGCTCTATATCTGCGGCCGATTCCCGGCAAAGGAGGCCAACCAATGACCACCGGAGACCACTACCACGAAAGGCCCATGGTCAACTGGTGCGCCTTCTGGCAAGTGATGGCCGCCAAACGCACCGAAACCGGCCCGCCATGGTGGGAAGTGATGGCCGCGAGGATCAGACAATGGCTAACGCGCGCATGAGTTCCGACACTGGTTCCGGCAATACCGGGGCCAGCACGGAGAGCATAACGCAATCCCGGCCAGTGATGGCCGCCAAACACATACAAAGGAGACACACACAATGACACTAGAACAAACGATTGGGCCTTGGCATTCGTCCAAGGCAGGAAACGACACGCAAGGGCTTATCTATGGGGACGATGGCAAGAATGTCGCCGTTTCCTATGAGGCAAAAGACGCACCGCTTATCGCTGCCGCACCCGATCTCTATTGGGCCGCGCGCTGCGCACTGGCAGACCTAGAGGGCATCATGCCCGAGTTTGAACCAAGCGGAGACCGCGAACATCCGGCATGGCAGACCATCAAGGAATTGCGTTCAGTAATCGCCAAAGTAACCCCGGATGAGGTGGTGGTGGTCGCTTAACCTAAACAAACAACAGGAGACACACATGACAACGAAAGACAATGAAACGCCGGCACGCGTTGCCGGACCTTGGAAATACCACCTTGGACGCGGAGCCAACCCACGGTTTCACGTTCAGACCATGGGTGGCTATCAAATCGCCAGCACGCCGGAATTGTCCAAGCATGCACAGGCAAAAGAAGAAAACGCATCCCGAGAGGCAAACGCGCGACTGATAGCCGCCGCGCCGGAAATGCTCGACGCACTGCGTCTGGCTCTGACTTGTCTCGATGCCGCTGCTGATGGACGGCTTGAAGATGTGAAAGACGAGATCGGCGGCACGGCCAACATCGTTGACGAGGCTATCACCCGTGCGACTCAATCATGCGGCGAGCCAGTGATGGCCGCTTGAAGCACGGAAAGGAGACACACAATGAGCATCATTCAACAACTCTCGCAAATGGAGACGAGAGCAAACAAATACAACCACCAGAGGACCGTGCGAATTTACACGGACAAAACAAAACCGCGCCCGCACGAACCCCATTTTGAGATTCGCGTCGATTGGGACACTCCCGACAGGGAACATGCGGTTGCCTTCCTCAAGTTCCTCGCCGAGCACGGCATCCATGCAGTGCTTCACCGGCAGAGCATGGACGGCAACATCTACAGCCACGACCTTCTCAAAAAGGAGGCAGCATGAAACAAACGACAATCCGCGTCCGTCTTGAGGAAGACATTGCCGGAATGTGCGCTTGGCCAGCACCGGCCAAGATCACGCGCAACCGCATCGAATACGCACCGTCCAAGTGGGACCGGCGCGCGTGGCGGGTGATGGCCGGCGAGGCTGCCGAATGGGGCAAGCCTATTGAGGCCCGCCCGAAAGAGGGAGGATGTCCTTCAGCCGAGTGGATGCACGAAGTGTCCGAGCGTTTGGTGCGCGTCTGCAAAAAGCGCAAATTCAAGACGAAGGTGCGCGTTGCCAAGACGTTTCCGAACGGTGATGCCGAGGAGGTTGCGGTCACGGTCTATTGGGACCGGCCCGTCACGCCACCGAGCGCGGATACTCCCGGCCGGTGGAAGCTAGTCGAGCACCGCAAGGGCAAGCGGCGCAAGCTAGGGGAGGTCGAGGCTACGCTGGAATGCTGCGGCGACGAACTGTATTGCCATCTGCCGGACGGCGATGTTCCGCCGGGATATGACGTATTCCCTGACTACGGCAGTGTGTTGGTGCTGCCCGAGTCGCAAGCAACGGAGGATCTGTGGTGGGAGTTCACCTTCCGCCCCGGCAAAAGACGCAACGCCGCTTGACGCCCGACACCGGCCTTTGTCCAATGGGCAGAGGCCGGAACGGACGGCAAACATGCCAACCCGGTGATGGCCGCACCATCAATAGAAACGAAGGAGACACATGAAAAAGACAGCAAAACCTAAAGCCAAGAAACAGCAACCGGAACAACCGTGGTGCGGAGAACTAGACCCGCTCGGTTACGTCAGGGAATACGCTCCTACGCTCATAGAGCAACGGGCGAGCCTGTTGCCGTTTGAGGGCGCCATTGACAGCGAACAGGCGGGACCGATCCCGACAGCCAAGGACTACGACCCAAACGAAGAACCACACTTCACGGTCGAAGTCAAAGACCCGACAGACAGTAAGTGCTCATACTTCTTCAAAGTGACGAAGCATGGAGTGACCTACGACTTCGGCCAGTGGCCGGGAGACGGCACGCTGGATATATGGGACGCCGATATGCCCTACAGCATGGAAGCATTGTGGGAGTTTATGCGTCAGGCCCCACGGCCGGCGCATGTGTTCATCAAGTGATGGCCGCCATGACTGCAAAACACTACCTAGCCGAGCGCGGGATCAACGCCAAGGCCGCCCGATTTGCGGGCGCCTTCATCGCCGTGCGCGAGGAACCGGAGTCAACTGAGCTTGTCCACAAGGATGGCAAGAAAGTTGTGTTCACCAAGTGGCAGCCGCCCAAGGGCGCCAAAATGTGGACGCTCTGGACGACCGGCGGACTTGGAACCGAGCCATACACGGACGTTTGGACAGTCGCCCGTGGATGGGGATTCGCGTTCTCATGCTGCGAATGGCCAAGCCTTGCAGAGCATTGGACCGGAGGCTTCAAGACCGAGGCCGCTGCTCTCAAGGAGGCCGCGCGGATCGTTAAGAAAGAGTCAGACGAACAGAACGCCGCGTAAATACTACTTCGCCGCTCACCGCACCGGGGCCGGGGCCAACCGCTCTTGTCCCGGTGACGGGGTAGTGATGGCCGCCCGATCCACCGAAAGCACACACCTTGACACCAAGCGTAACACGACCGCACACAAGCGCATTTTTACAGAGTAATTCTGTGGGCCATGGAAAACGCACGGCCCTTTAGAAATCCGCTGCTCTATCCCCTGAGCTACGGGCGCGGTTAAGGTTTTACTCTATAATCTGACCCAAAAGAATCCAGTTTGACCCACCTTGTGCCAACATCCCGTGACACAGATACGAGCACAGTCTTGACACAGTCGCGCAATGAAGTGACCTTGGAGTTGTTATGAACATTGAAACTTTTCGCATAGAAGTTCCCAAGTATGGGTTGAGGGGCGCGGTATATCAACGCTTGGGGCGCCTTTGGCTGCGCTTCACGCATGAGAAGAAGATCCGCCGCGTATCCCTAAAGACCAATGATCCCAAGGTCGCCAAGGCCAAGGCCATATCTTATCTAAACATTCTCGGCCAAGAGGGAGCCGCGCGACTGACCGAGCTGACCCACGGCCGCGACGAATCTCCGAGCATCGGCAAGGTCGTCGAGCATTACCGCTTGCGGAGCGACTGCCCGAGCAAGGAGGAGAACATTCGTTGCCTGTTGCGGGTCATCGCCCGAGCCAAGGGCATCGCACCCTTCCGAGAGCATCCCATGATTAAGGGGCGGGCCATTGCCATGACGGACGCCGAAGTCGCCAAGGTGATGGCCGTCCGCTCCACCGAATTGAACGATAAGCTGGTGCGACAATACCTGACCAACTGCGGAACCAGCGCCTACACGGCCGGCAGCACACTCGCCAGCGCCAAGAGTGTGTTCGCAGACAGCAACGACTGGATCGACTTCAAGCTGCCGGACATCGCCTCCTTCCGCGCCGCCAGCAAACAGGCCAAGCAGAAATACAACCCGACCAGCTTCCAACACATCCCCAAGGACAAGCTGGATGCCATGGAGCGCGACAGCCGGGGCATGGCAGAGATCCGCCGCGCCTTTATCTGCTGTCGCTACATGGGCATGACGCCCAAGGAAGTCAGTTATGCCCGCAAGTCGTGGATCGAGGATCGCCCCGAAGGCAAGACCATGTGCATCCGCGAGCGCCCCGATGAGGAGTTCACCCTAAAGACAGGGGGATGCCGCGAGCGCGACATTACCTTGGCGTCATGGATGGCCGACTATCTGCTGGCTGCCGAAGACTACATGATCCCGCTCGGCACAGAGTTCCTTCGCTACAACTTCATGCTTCGCAATTTCAACACTTGGCTGCGGCAATACATCCCGAACCGCAAGGGAGCCGCCTACGAGCTACGCAAGCAAGCCGGCAGCGATTGGCTGGAGGCGACGGGGTCACTCGTCCAAGTGCAATATCTTTTGGGGCACTCGTCCTATGTAACAACGCAACGCTGGTATGCCACATGGCAGCGCGCCGTAGTCGTGCCAGAAAAATTCCAACAAGAACCAACAATATGAAACTCCTAACCCTAACACTCGCCGCCGCCATGGTGATGGCCGCCACGGGCTGCGAAACGAAACAGGCAAAGGCCGCAAGGATGGACGCCCAAGGAATGGTCCGCACGCAAGACGGCAAGTGGGTCCCGAAGGGCACACGCTTCTTCGGGTCCGGTCATCCTTGGGTTATGGAGAACGGCAGTCCCGCGCCCGCAGTGTTTGACCCGACCGTCTTCAATCAAGCCATGGCGCAGAACATGGGCGGCGGGGCACCGGCGCCGGTCATCGTCACGGGACCGGGATCACCACCGATCACCACGGCAAGCCAAGTTGGCGGCACAACGGTTATCTCCACCATCGGCAGCCGCGCACCGATTGGCGCGCCTGTTTACAGTCCGCCGGCATACGGCTACTATGGCTACTGACTTTGTCCAAAGTGTGTCTCCTAACCACTAGGACGAGTCCCGCGAGTGCGGGGCTGGGCCGCTCTGGGAAACCGGGGCGGCCCTAATTTTTTAGCGCGGGGGCATTGATTGCCCGAGGGGAGAGTTGACTAGGTTGTTGCGCATGGAGCGCTGGCGGCGGGTCAGGCGGCGGATGTCGTGGCCGAACAGGGCAGACTTCACGGCGGCGTCCACGTCCTCAATGTCTTGGGCGAAGATCCGCACCTTCTCGGTGTCGGGCAGGCGAGCGTAGCGCGGGCTGGCCATGCGCCAATTCATCATGCTGGCCGTGTAGTTGCCCAAGTAATACTGGTAAGCGCTGATCTGCTCGTTCGTCAGGTCGATGTTCTGTCCGTTGATGGAGGCGCGGTTCTTTACCTGCTTGGGGAACTGGCTGGTCTCGCCGGTGGAATCCATGAGCCGCGCCGCTTCTTCCAAGACGGGGTTGGCTTTGACCCGAGAGGTCAGCGCCGGATTGAACAGCACATTGAACCAGTGCCATCCAACATACTGATACCGCTCCTGTGCCTGCCCCATGACATCAAGGCGGGGAGGGAACTGATCGGCAACGCCGGGGGTGTTGGCCGCGATCTGGTTGAACGCGCGCTGCACCGTGACCGGAACGGCCGAGGACTGGTTGGTTCCGCGCGTCTCTCTCAGCGTGTTATCGTAAAGGAGTTGGTTGGCTTGGCGGACAAGCTGCGGGACAAACATGGAAGGAATACCGGCGACCGTTCTGGCCACGGCGCCGATCACGCTCTCCGGTCGGCGGGTGTCGAGCTGGTCGATAAAGCTGGAAAGACCAGACAGCAGCGGAAGATCCAGCAGTGACTTGGCACCAGCCGCAAGACTGATGGCCGGCATGGCTGCCTTGGCCGCGAGTCCTTTCTTGATTCCGTTGCGGTCGTTCTGCTCAACCATCTTGGCCAACTCGGCCCCGGCGGCAAACGTGATGGCGAGCGGTTGCGCCCAGTCGTAGGATAGGATCACATCGCCCTCGTCCGTTTTTTGCGGTGTGCCCCACGCCATGGTCGTAAGCAGCCGCTTGAGGGCAGTCACGTTGATCCGGTATTGTCCCATGCCCAGTGACCGGCGCATTGCCTCAACATCATCATCGTCCTCCTGACTGGCCGTGATGACACCCATGGCATACAGGTAATACCCCGCCGCATAGATTCCCGTTCCTCCGAGGGCTTTGGTAAATGCCTCGCCGAACTCCCTTGTGTCCAGTGGCTTGCCTGCCCTTTGGTTGCTGGCCTTCCAAAGAATGCCGTTCATGCCTTGGTGCAGGTTAATGATTAGCCCGAGGGGGGACCAACTGATGGCCGCGCGAGCGATGGCGCCGGGAACCTGAGTGAATGCCATGAGCGCCGTGCCGAATCCGAATTGCTCGGTTGGCTTGACGCCGGGGATGAAGTAACTCAGCAGCTTCGTGCTCATCCTGTTGAGCGATGAGCGCCACTTGGCGGCCTCCCTGCTGATCGTGTTAGCGTTTTGGTAGATGGCCCCGGCGGCATCGGCAATCGCACCCTCGATGTCCTCTGGCGTGTGTCGCCCCGTCCACTCGCCCATTTGCTTGGCTCGCGCCTCGCGGTTGGCCAGCGATGACTCCAGTGCAGACTTCCAGAATGCGCGGTCAGGGCCGCCGAGGGCGATGGAGAGCGATGTCTCCAACATCCCCATGAACTTGCTGCTAAAGATGCGGCGCCCGACCTCCTTGGCATCGGCCACTTCAAACTTGTTTTGCGTGGTGAGCTTGGATAGCAGGCGCAAATGGTCGATGCCGGCCGCAAGGTTCTCGCTGAATGGGGCCTGCGGGTTCTGCTTGGCGTTCCACTCAAAGCCCTTCTTTACATCGTAATACGGGGTGAGCAGATGCTTGAGTCGGCCCGACTTCACGCGGTCTCCGGTCTTGCCGTTGCTAAAGATGCCGGCCCGACCCGTGGCCACGTTGATGGCCGTGTCCTTACCGGCATTGGCCACGAACTGGATCACGTTGCCGCCGATGTTTCTGATCCAAGTCTTGGGCGAGAACAGCATCATTATGTAGCTGAACGCACGCACCTTCACCCAGAAGTCCACCGGCACAAGGCTATGGATCTCCTCAAAGATGCGACCGGCAATGACGAGCTGCATGTCTTGGTCGCCCTTGGCCTCTTTAAGCTGTGTGGTTAGGCCCTTCAGTCGCGCCCCAAGTTCCGGCGTCATGGTCGGCAACTTGGCGATAAGCGAAAGCTGCGCAATAAAGTCATCGTCCGGCATGCCTTCGCCGTTCAGCTTCTCAACCAGCTTGCTCCAAGACCTAATGAGCTTCTGCTCCTTCGGCTTGCGCTGCGTGGCGATGGACTTACGCGCCTCATCCATCACCTTGTAGAATTTGCTGGTGATGGCCGTTGCCAAGGCGCCGGCCTCGCTTTCGCTGATGCCGTTCTCGGTCAGTAGTTGTGTGATCTGCTTGGTCGCCTCTGCCTTGGTGGCCTTGCTGGTCAGGACAGAGCGGATGCCGACATTGGTGCGCTGCTTCTGCGTCTTGTCCTTAATGCGGCGCTTCAGCTTCTCTTGGATCTTCTCGCCGCCTTGGGTGCCGTTGATGATGGTGTCTTCAGCGACTGTCTTGCGGGTCGCCTTCACTTCAGTCTCGGCGGACACAACGCTATCCTGCGCCGCGCGGATCTGGCCCTGCCTTTCCTCGGGCAACGTGTCGATGTATTGCTCGATGACTTGATTTGCGTAGAAGACGATGCCCTCCGGTGTCAGTCGGGCCAGCATGGCGAGCACGCTGATGGTCTGGCCGATGCTTGTGGCGCGGTTGGACATGATGCGAACAACGCGCGCCTGCCGCTGATGCTCTCCCATCGCTCCAAGTCTGGCCGCCAGCTCTAGGCCGATTCCAAAGTCAACAGGTGTGGGCGTCAGGCTGTCGGCAGCCAGATCAAGTATCCGCTGCTCGGCGGCATCAATCCCATTCTGGTTGATCCATTCCTTGGCCTGATCTGCCGTTCCTTCCAGCGTGATCGGAACATACTCACTGCCAAGCTCGGCCTTCGCCTCTTCCGTGATGGCATCAGACTTCTTCGCCTTCTCCTCAAACTGCCTCGGCTTGGCCTTCGGCCGCACATTGCCAACCGCCCCGGTCGTGTCGCTGTAAGGGCTGTCCTTGTAGGCTTGGACAATGCGATCAAAGACCTGCTTCAAGAACGAAGCGATGCCTTCCCCGAACTCCTTGACCATCTGGCCGGCCCACTTGCCGAAGCTCATGCCTGCGCGGTAGATCGTCTTGCCGTATTCAAACAAGTCTTCGACGATGGAGAGATCAATCGCGCCCGATTGGGCGGTCATGTTTTTGATGCGGCGGCGGGAGCGTTTGGCGGGGGTGTCGGGCGTTGCGGCCGGCGATTGCGCCTGCGGCCCGTTGGCCTCCATTACATAGTCCTTGGCCGCCTCAACAGCGTTAGAAAAAGTTAAGCCTCGCGCAACAACAGCGTTGCCCTTGCCGCGCACAGACCAAACCGAAGCCTTTCTCTCTGGAGATTTCCCTGTCGTAAAATCAATGCGGGCCTCAACGGTCGCGCGGAGCTTGTCTGTGTCTGATAGGCGATTCCACTTCTCGGGTGCGGTCACGCTTGGCGACTCAACAACAACGCGAGACTCGCCATCCGTCCCGTTGGGGCGCTTGCGCCTGCTGATGGACGGCTTGCCAACGACAATTTCATCTCGGGTAAAGACATTGTCGATTGCCGCCGGCGCCGGTTGCGCTGCGGGTTGGGCTTTCCCAAACACATGAAACTCCGCAGCCTGCTCGCCGCCCAAGTCGGTGCCTGACTCATAGCGGATGCCCTCAAAGCCGCGCGCCTGCAAGACGGTCTTGGCTTCGGCATCAAACTCTGGGGCGAACGGTTCGCTTTTCAGCTCAAGCTCGTCCTTCAGCGTGGGCTTGTCGGTGGCAGTGTAAAGGTTTTGCGGCAACGTGTCCGGCGTGGCCTCGTCAATGGTGCCTTCGGTTCCTGTCTGCGCGGCGTAGTTCTCGGCAACCTCGCGGCTCTCGGACCAGAACTGGTCACCGCTTGAATAGTCAACGTCGGGCGATACGCCACGGAATATCTTTGGTGTCGCCACCGGCGGCTCCGTCACAATCGTCTCCCCCGGCATCTCGACAACCTCAAAGTCATCGGGGTTGATGGCGGGTTCGGCGGCAGGGGCTGCTTCCTCCACGGGCGCGGCGGCCGTGGTCGCATCGCCAAAAGTTTCTTGCACATCGACCGCATCGGCGGCGGGTGGGGGAGTAAATTGTTGGACTTGGATGGGCGGCAGGTTGCGGTCATCCATCGGCTGGGCCGCCATACCTTCGGCCGCTCCGACAGGGGCGCCGGCCATGAATCCAGACAGGCCCTCCATCGTGGCCGATGATGCCACTCCACGCATAGTCGGGACGGCATAGCCCTCACGCTGCAAGGCAATGTTGGGAGCCATGGCTTCCTGTCCGCCTTGCAATGCTTCGGGAATGCCTTCGGACACGCCAGTCTTGACCGCGCCGGCCACCACGCCACCCGTCACGCGGCCGCCGGACTTGCTGATGGCATTGCCAAGGATCTTCTCGGCGCCGAACAAAGCGTCCGCCGCGCCAAGGCCGGCCGCGAGCAAGAGCTGGTCGATGTTCTGCCCGCCGTAGCTCTGGGCCTCCAGCGCCACACGGTCGGCTTCTTCCTCACTCTTGCCGGACTGCAATAGGAAATTCTTGGTGTCTTGGTAGATGCTGTCCTTGACGATACCCGTGTTCATTCCGGCGCCAGCGCCAGCTTGCACCGCCTGCACGCCTTTGGCGCCAAGACCGAGCGCCCTCCCGGCAACGCCCGTCGCCACAATGGGAGCCATGGTGCCGAGCGATTGCGCGGCAGTATCCAGAGGGGCAACGGCGAAGGCCCGCGCGCCGGCCTTGACCTGCTCCCACACGCCCTTGTCCTGCGCCTCCTGCATGATGCGCGCGACTTCTTGCTGGTCGGCTTGGGCTTCGGGCGAAAGGGATTGGCGGTAGAACTCTTGGTAGCTGGCCAACTCCTGCGACACAGGGTTGTTCGCCCCGAACAGATCGGTCATGCCCTTTAGGCCGGTGATGACGCCACCCGCCGCGCTGACGGGAAGGTCGGCCGCCTGACGCCAAAAGCCGCTGCCCTCGGCTGGCTGGATTTCAATATCGTCCAGCGTCAACCCCGCCAAGGGATCTAGCTCAATATCCCCCAGCGTGATGTCATCAAGTGTTGCCATTAAGGAGTGATTACAAGAACCCCGCCAAGTTTAGGGACGCGGTGCGTGCCAACGGGCATGTTAGTTCCAAAGCGTTGCGAAGCCTCTGCCTGAGTCATGGTGTATGACGGAGTCGGAGCGGGTTGCGGGGTGGGTGCCGCAGTCGGCGCATTGGTCGTCGCCATTCCGCCACCGGCGAGCGGGGCGGGGGCACCGGCTTCGGCCGCGTAAGGGTCTGCCGCATAGCCTCGCAACGGCTCACCCCTCACCACTTGCCCCTGCGCATTGGTAGTCATGGGAGCAATGGCAACCGCATTGGTCCCGTCATAGCGGGCATACATGCCTTGTTGCGTGTTCAGAATCTCGGGGTCAAAGCGGTTGTCTATGCTTTTCTTGATGTAGTATTCGTAAGCCTTTTTATCGGCCTCAAATTCTTCTGGAGACGGCTTGTATCCCGGCTGGCGCCCAAGGAACATGCGCCCAAAGGTTCGCAAGTCCATGGCTCCAGCAGGAGCTGAAGGCGCGTTGGTTGGTGCGTTTGTTGGCTGAGACATAATCGTTAGTAGGTAAACCCATCGGGCTGGCCACCGGCCGCGCCGCCCCACGTCTTCTTGTATTTATCCCACGCTTGGGCCTGCGCGGCGGCAGACTGTCCGGCGTTGTAAGACTGGAACATCGGCGATGCTATCGCTTGAAAGATGAACGGCCGAACATTGTCATCAAGCTGGATGTAGTTTTTGAGAAATCCCTCGGGTAAAGCGCCAGCATCGGACATTGCTCCGACAGCGCTGTCCATCCCGGCAAGCATGTCCTTCTTGTCCTTGTATTGGCCATACATCCCGCCGAGGGAAGCCAAGGCCCCGCCGATATTGTTGCCAAGCTGGTTATACATATTGGCCTGCGTGTTGGCTGATGCGATCTGGCCGGCGGCGGTGATCTCGCCGCTGCGATCAGCGACTTGCGGTGAATAGCTAAACATAGTTTTGTTCTCCTTCTCTTTTGGTGGTTAAGCCGCCACGCGGCCGTCGATGATTCTTGCGATGGGGCGACCGGCCACATCTTCTGACTTGTGCGCAAAGCCCAACTCGGGCATCGCGTGATCCTCGTAAGGCAGGTGCGCTGAGATGTTGTTCACCTGCGCCTGATGCTTGGGGCACCAGACCGTGGCCGGCGCCTTGCGACTCATGCACGCTGTGCAAATGTGGCCGTAGTCTGCATTGCGCGACTTGTCAGCGAGGTGATGCCAGCGGCCATCGCTGTCCTTGCCGTAGCGAGTCTCGTCATTCGGCACGCCCTCGCGCTCCAAGTATTCCCATACATCCGCATCGGTCCAGTCCCGCATTGGGAAAAGCTGCGTTGGAGCGTCCGGTGTCCGCCGCACGTCCATGGCCAGCGGCACCTGCCCCTTGATCGGGTCAACGTCCGCCGACTTCTGCCCATGGAAACATGCGTCCCACGGCCAAGCAAACGAGCCGAGAGGGCGCGACAGGGCCTCCATACCACAACGCCATGGCTTACCCTCCACCGGCGCCTGTGTGCCCACGGCCACGATCAGCGCCGTGTGTTGGCCCCATTGCTGGTATTTTAGAAAGTCCACCTGATGGCTGCCATCCGGCGCCGTGCCATCGGTCAATGCAATGCGCCCCGGCGCGTAGTCGTAGACATCCAAGTCCCATGCGCGGGTCAGCACATCGGCCAACTCGTAGCGGTCGCGGAACCACGGTTCGCGGTATTGCACGCATGGCAGCTTCACCCCGACCTTGTGGACGAGCAGGTGCAGCATTGCCGTTGAGTCCTTGCCACCGCTCCAAAGCACGCAGGGATTGCGGAACTCGGAGATCCAGCGTTCCGCCTTGCGGCAAGTGTCTGTGATTAGTCGCTCCATTAGATAGCGAGGCCCGCACCCATGAGCAGGCCGCCACCAATCCCGCCGGCCATCCCCATCATGCCCTGCTGGCCAAGCGCGCCAGACTGCATCCTCGCCGCCTGAAGGGCGGACTGATTGTTCATGTAGGAGTTGTAATTGCTTGCCGCCATATTCGCGTTGAAACTGGCAACGTTTCCAGCCATCTGGTTTGCGCCATCAAATGCGCGGCCAACCTGCTGCATCTGGTTGCCCTGAGTCATGCCGCTGTAATTGAGGCCGGGTCCGAGCGCTCGGGCATACGGATCAGCTCCGAGAAGATTTCCAGCACCGGCGAAATACATATTCGCCAGATTCATCCGGCGGCCGGTGACGTTGTTGATGAACTGATCGTTCGCCGCAGCAGCGAATCCTTGGCGCTCACGCTCGCGGGCAGAGGCGGCGGCATCGCGGTTAAGGATCTCAGCGGCAGAGCTACCAAGACTTGTGCCAAGACCGCGAGCTGAGAACGCAGCGCGGGCCGACTGCTGTGCTGCACGCTCCTGCTCTGCCGACAGCGACCGGCCAAGGGCCAGCTCACGTTCACCTTGGTCATAGAGCGACTGCTCGATGCTTGTCGGACTTGCTGCGTCCGGCGACATGTCGGCGATGGCCAAGCCTTGGCGGATGCGAGCGAGGGCGTCGATGGTCTGGCGATTCGGCTCGGACATTCCGACCTGCACGCGCTCAAAGGTTCCGTCCTTCTTCTGGCGGACCTCATAGACCGGCTGCGGCTTGTCGCCGAGGCGACCGGAGATGGCGTCAACTGTTCCGAGCGACAGGGATTCCAGCGCCGGATAGTTTTCGATCATCGAAGCATACTGCTGCTTGATCTGTTCCTTCGCTGCGGCCGACGAAGCGGCCATGATTGCGTTAAAGTCTAACGGTGCAGCCTGTGGCGGCGCCGACGATTTCTTAGATTTTCCTCCTCCACCTCCACCCATAGTTTTATCCTCCTACTTTCTTGCTAAGTTTCGCCCAATCGTGGGCCTTTGTTTCAAAACTGTTGTGTCGGCACCATAACGCCCATCTCTGAGGGCGGCTCGCCACACGCATGAAGTGCCAAACAGGGTTTGCGCAACCAACAGCAGCAGCCAGCTCAACGAACCAAGCATTTGGTTCACCTTCATTGCGCATCTCCTTTTGCTCCGCATCCCAATGCACCTCCCGAGCCAACAAGAAAATTTTGTCGGTTGAGTAGACAAGTCCGTTCGTAAGATGCCATCCGAGTGTTTCCTCGAAGGTCTCTTCCGTGACGTGCTCGTCGTGCCATTGTTTTGCGCGTTGCCATGGGGTCATCGGAAAACAGCGACAGAGACTTCTCCAAGATCCACCTTTGCTCCGTTCAGACTGTTTCCAGACAAAATGCTGAGTGTTGTTGTTGTTTTGTCCGAAGCACCCGTTGACGTTGCTCCCTTGACTGAAACAATGCGGTCCACAAGACTTGTCGTGCTGCCGTTGGTTATACCCATGACCGCGTAGTTGGCGTCTGGAAGCGCCGTTGTAAAAGTTATCGTAAAGTCTCCAGTGCCGTTCCGAAGGACGCTAGTGACGTTGCCGCTGGCGCGAATCAATCGGTTGGTGTTGCTTGTCGATGTCGTGTTGGTGGTGTCCTTAGTTCCATCAAAGCTGACCCACGCTCGGCAGCCGAAAATCGGCGCTGATCCGGCAGACAAATCGCTGCCGCTTCCGTCCTTGGCTACGCCGTTGAGCTTTGCTGCCGTTACCGTTGGCGCAATGGACGAATAGGGGACTTTCCGCAACGCACTGGCCGAAGCATCATGCACCAGAAATTCGTCAGTATCAGCCAGCGGGTCTGCGATAGTTGTCTGCGACGTGATGGCGCTGGCTGCCAGTTTGCCGCCACCAGCCGCTCCGGTTACTGCTCCGGTGGCGAGCTTGGATGCCGTGACTTCGCCATCGTCAATGGTCACGGAGACGCTAGGAGTCTGAGACGAGTTGAGTTTTTCGGGAGTGACGGTCTCGCCGGAAATCCATCCGGTCGGATTGTTGTAGCCCTTGGTGACTGTTACTGTTGCCATAATTGATTAAGCTGCGTTGCGGGTTTCGGTGTCTGGTAAGCTCTTTGGCGATGCCTCAATGGACGCGGATCTGATTTCTGGGCGTCCGTTGGCGGTCTCGTAGATGACCTCTGCGGCGTGCGCTTTGTAGCGGATCGGCCACTTCATGTTGTAGTCCTCGCTGGAGCCGTTGCTGTTGGTCAGCGTTCCGATAGCGCTTTCTGTGTCTGGGTTGATTGTTCCAATCTTGGTCGTCACGCTGGCACCGGAAGGAATAACGACATCGGCGACAGTGCGCAGGAATCGCTTGCTGTGCATGCTGCCGAAGTTGTAGCGGCGGGTTTTGATTTTTCCTGCGACCGACTGGAGTTGGGTGACATTCTGGTCAACCGGATCGTCGCCGCCTTCCAGCTCATCGAGCAGCATCAACTTTCCAGCCACGTTGCTGATGACAACTCGACGGCGGTTGGCGATGTCGCAGACGATGAAGGTGTTTACGCCGAAGCCGTAGATGTCCTTGGACTCCCACTGCTCGTTAAGTTGGTTGTAGATGAAGACGCCGTTGTTGCTGTCGGTCGCATTGGCCAGCGGGACGGCCAAGTAGTAGCGATTGTCAAAGTAGAAGCCGACAGAGTCACCGGCCAGCGATGCGTTGAGATCGCTGATCTGGTCGTTAATGGCATCCGAGAGCGGCTTGGTGTCTCCACGCAGCTTGAGGTCGAGGCGGCTGTCGAGGCGGTAGACGCCGTTGTCCGATAGAAAGTAGATGTATTGTCCTGCCGTGGCGATGGACCGGCGGGCACGGCAGCCGATCTCATCGGTGAGCAGCGTCAGCGAGCTGATGCCGGTCTCGGTCGTGAAGTCCGATCCGTCCGGCGTAGGATACTGCGCGATGTTGGCGATCCAGATGGACTTGCGGCAGAAGACAAGCGCTGTGCCGTCAACCCATGGATGCACTGCGACAACAAAGTCATTGCCGCCAACGCCGACTCGGAAGCTCTGCCAGTAGATGTCGAACACATCGGGATCAAGGATGTCGCTGATTAGGACGTTCTGCTTGCCGTCAGGAACGATGAGGCGGTTATTGATGTAGTTGGCCCATGCTGTTGAGCGCAGGCGGCGGTAGCTTATGCCGACATCGGGAATGCCCGAGGTAGTGCGGACAAAGTTGGTTGAAGGACTGAGGCTCCAATAGAGAGGCGGCTTGACGCGGCGGACGGCGATGTTGGCCGAGGCATCTGTCGCCGTGCCGCTCGGCACTGTAATCGTGAAGCTGTTGGTCGATGCCGTGGCGACTTGATATTCGTGGCCGTCAAAGGCGGCACTAGCCGACCCTTCGATGCGCACGCGCATTCCAGCCGTGTAGCCATGCGCGTCCACGTTGACCGTTGCCGTGGTTGAGGAAACCACAATTCCTGACGCATTGGTGTATTTGGTTTCCCATCCCTGCTGCGTGGAGTCGGCCTCTCGCAAGATATAAAGTCGGTCAAAGGCTTGCAGCATGCTGACCTTGTCGGTCGGCTCAATCGTCTCATCCACCGAGGTCGGATAGGTGATCTCGGCAGGCAGTGATCCGGCAACAATCTCCTCGCCGGTCTCGGTCTCAAAGTTGTCGGTTGCGCTGGCTGCCAGCAAATCGCCCCAAGCTGCGGACGAGAAGTTGGTCCCTTCCGGCAGGAACGTATAGGCGCGGTCAGGTCCGGCGAGCACGATAACTTCCATGCTGCTGTTCTGGTCAGGCGAGCGGACAACGGCCGCCGAGAAAATGCCGCCGCTGTAAATGGACTGAACAACCGGCTCATTTGGCGATGGGTTAAGAACAAAGGGCACTGTCAATGGAGTGGTGCCCGGAGCGATATCGTCAGCCAGTCTCTTGGCTCCCTTGCGAGTCACCGCCACTCCGCGATCCAGCCGCATGTTCTCCGAGAGTTGGAGCATGCCATCGGGCAACGTCACAGGATTCAACCGGCTGGCGTAGCCGATAAACCCTTGATCGCCGTCGCGCAAAACTGGTGACTCAAGTGCCATTAAAATTAAGCAACAACAGATTTGATTACGGCAAAGCCGATTACGATGGCCTCGCTAAGACTTCCGGCAGTGATGTTGCGCACGTTGATGCTGGCCGATCCTGCGGCTGCCTGCGCGTTGAGCGCGTAGGCTCCCGCCGTGCCGCCAGAGACGTGGTTGAGCACCAAGAGGTCGTTGGCGGCGATGGCACTGTTGGTCAATGTGAACGTCACAGTGGTGTTTGCGCTAAGAGCGGCATTGTGCATCGTGATGCGGCCGGTGACCGTGTTCAGCGTCACGCTGGTCGATTTGCTGGTAAGCTGCGTCTCCGCGCCGCCTGCTCCGGTTGCGTATCCAATGCCTGCCGTGGCCGAGCTGCTGGTGATGGCGCCTGTGCTTGGCACCGAGGTGAAGCTGGTTGCCGTGACAGCACCACAGCTCACGGCTCCGCATGTCAGCGCGCCGCTCGTCAGATCCAAAGGCGTGTTGCCTGCGCCGGATGCAATGAGACCGACCTCCTGCAAGCTGTCGAGCAGGTCGGCGGTGAGGGCGGGCTGATC